CGTATGGACTACAAGACCTCGCTCGGTACGAGCATCGAGGCTTGGGCCCTGAAGACCTACGGCGTTCCCGTCATCAACAGCAACAACCTGCCCGCAGGTGAGAACATCACCGGTCACTTCCTGTCGAACGCCGACAACGGCAACGCCTACGACGGTGACTTCACCAAGCTGGTGGCTCTGGCCTTCTCGCCCCGTGCTCTGCTGGCCGGCGAAACGATCCCGCTGACTACGGAAGTGGTCTGGGACCCTGTGTACAAGCACTGGTACGTTGACGCGTACTTGAGCTACGCTGTGGGCCCGAACCGTCCCGAGTTCTCCGGCGCGATCTACCGCCCGTAAGACTAACGCAGGCAGGCCGTGCCATAAGACCTGCACCCAACATTCCCCCTTTGCTCCGGCATTGGGGGAATTTTTCTGACTTAACATGCAAACTCTCACTGTAGTTAACAACATGCTGGCGACTCTCGGTGAGACGCCTTTGCAGTCCTTGCAGGACACCCACGAATTTAAGACGGCTGCTCTCAACTTTCTCGAAGAGCAGAGTCGCAATATCCAAGCGCGTGGTTGGTGGTTCAACCGTGTGCGTAAGACGCTGCCACGCGCCATTGACCAGACCGTAGTAGTGCCAACCAACTTGCTGGCTTTCTACCCGGACGACAAGACCTTGATCCGATTGGGCGCCTACATCCACGACACCGTGAACGACACTGGCCTCCTGACCAAGGACGTTGAGGGTACGGCAGTGGTCCTTGTGCCATTCGAGGACCTTGACGAGACGGCTGCCGCCCACATCGCAGCCTCCGCTGTCCTAGAGTTTCAGATCATGTACGACGGGGATCGTGCTAAGACGGAGGTACTAGGCGGCAAACTTGGTCGCACCTTGGCGGCACTCAACGCAGAGAACACGCGGCAAGTGCGGCCCAATCTGATCGACAACAACGTGCGCTTGCAACGTGTTAAGCGTGCGTTCACCACCTGGAGGGCGCGATGAAAGTAACCGGCTCTTACCCTACGCTGCTGCGCGGCGTTTCGCAACAAGCGCCGCAAGATCGCCGCCCAGGTCAGCACACCGAACAGGTCAACATGCTGCCTGATCCGGTCAACGGTCTGACCCGGCGCTGGGGCTCCCTGTTCCTAGCGGAGCAGTTCCTGCCGCTGTCACCCGTAGCCGCAGACTTTCAGAACTATCGCAAGTACGAGTACGCCAGTCAAGGCATTGAGTACGTGCTGCTATACCGCACGGCTGCTACGCCAGCGGGCAGCACTCTGCCGCCGCTTATTGTTTACAACAAGACGGCGGCCACCTTCGTACCTTACGCCGGATGGCAGGATGCCGCACACGCTGGCGGCTCAGCTGCACACTTCGCCAAGATCGCAGCCAATGGCCTCAGTAGCGTTACTGCCGTTGGGCGATACCTTGTGCTGGCATGCAACAACCACAGCGGTACAGTAACTTCGGTGGACAATCTGGCAACTAACCAGAACCGTGGCGCGGTGTGGTTCAAGGGTGGGGCGTATGCCCGCAAGTTCACGCTGCGTCTGAAAAAGACTGGCGTAGGCATAAGCAACACCTTCGAGTACACGACGCCCACGGCTGCCTATCCAGGCACGTTAGATACCCGCAGCGTGTCGCCGTTCATGGCAGACATGACCGGGGCCACCGCAGGTACAGCACCTGACGGGACGCCCTATGTAGACCCTGTGCCTAACGGGCCGGAAGGCTACATAGTTCCCGGCAGCACTTACACGCTACTCAATAGCCCAAGCACGGCTGTTATAACCCAGGTGTTCGCTGAGCGTTTGGGGCCAGGTTCCAACTACTTGTACGAGGGTGCGGATTATACACTAAGCGGCGGGACCCTGACTTGGACTTATGGTGTGGGCCTCGACTCTACGTTTAACGTGCAGATCAGTTACACCGTCCCTGCTGGTGGTACTATCCCGACGCTGGTGTACCCGACTCAAGAAGATACGGAGCCACTGGCGGTCAGCTTAGTAGATGGCTACGGACGCGCCGAGTTGACCTGGGCAGCATGGAACCCGGTGTCGCTGACGGTTACCAACTTGCAGCTTACTCTGACGAACGTACACCCGGCCATGCCGGCTAACTCGTCCCAGTATTCTTGGGCAGGTGGGAATACTCCTATCTTCTTGGTCAGCGGGTACGCCGGCTATCAAGGCTTGACGGCAAGGTACACCCACACTAAGACAGTCCCCAACCCGCAGTACAACAAACAGATCAACGACCTGACTGCTGCATATAACACGGCAGTTAACCAATGGATAGCGACCGCTGGTGCAGCTGTTCAGCCGGCGGCTATCGCAGAGCAGTTCCGTCAGCAGGCGGCCGCCGTGGGCTACACGGTCCAGCGTGAAGGTAGCACGTTGATCTTTGACAGCATCACCATGCTGACGGCAGACGACGCAGGCGACGGGTCGTTGGTGGCAGTAGCGTTCGATACGGCTACGAACACAGACGAACTCACACCGTACCACTACTACGGCAAGGTGATGGCAATTCGTCCTCGCGGCGGTAATGAGACGTACTACATGCAAGCGCGGCTAAACAGCGAGACAGTCGGCACTACCGGGCAGGCTGGCGCAGTGCAGTGGTTTGAAGGCGCTGCCGTGACGTATACGCCACAGGACACGTTCCTCCTGGCAACGGTGTACGCAGGTTCCCTGGGCGTATACACTGCTAATGCTGGTCACGGGGCACCTGCTAACGGGCTGATCCCGCCGCGCATCAGCAGTAGCCTAGTGGGGGACGCAGACACGTCACCACCCGCACCGCCACTTACTAGCCAGATTCACTACCTGGCAACGATGCACGATAGGCTGCTTATCGGCACCGGCACCAAGCTGGCCGTTAGCAAAGTGACGGACTACTTCAACTTCTTCCGCAGCACGGTGCTCAGTGTTCCGGCTAGCGATGCGTTCGATGTAGCGCCACCCGGCACGGATGACGACACGTTTCGCAACGGTGTCATGTACGACCGCAACTTGGTGATCTTTGGCGACAAACGCCAGTACGTCATAAGCGGTAGGACGCCGTTGGCACCCACTGCCGCAAACGTGCAGGTCATGGCGTCGCATAGTGATGCCGGGATTGTTCCGGCTGTGGCTGCGGGTAACTTGATCCTGTACGCAAAGCGCGGGGAGATCGGAGGATCGCTGTGGCAAGTGCTGCCTGGGGACAACCCGGACACCAGCCAGAGCTTTACGGCATCGGCCCAGCTGACCGACTACCTACCGCCAACCGTGCTCGACATTACCGCAGTAGCCCAGCCACAGGCAGCACTGCTGCGGGTAGCAGAGCAGCCCCGAACGCTGTACACGTACTTCTACCGCGACAGTCAAGAGGGTCGTGTACAAGAGGCGTGGTTCAAGCTGACTTACCACTTGGAGATTGGCTCCCTGCTCGGTGCAGTAAACCACAAGGAAGGTGCCATACTGTTCAGTGTCCGCAACGCTGCGGGTAATACCTGGGTGGTAGCAGACTACCAAAGCCTTAACGGGACTACGCCGCTGCTGCCTCACCTAGACAGTGCGCGTCCCTGGACTTCGGTGGCAGGTTCGGCAATCGGGGCTGTGGACGCTCACGCTGCCTATGCCCGTCCGGTAAGCTATCAGCTGCGTGGTGGGCATATCGGGGATGCGTCCTTAACCTCCCTGGTTACTCAGTACGGAAGCTCTGGGCTGTGGCAAGGCTTTGTGTCCCCGGCCAGCGTGTCGCCTACTAACCCCTTCATCCGGGATAGGAACGACAAGGCCATCACCACGGGGCGCCTTACGGTGACGAAGCATCTGCTGGCAGTGGAAGACACGCAGCGCTTTACGGTGGTAGTGAACAACAACATCGTGGATCATACCGGCATCACGGAAGGCGATGCTATCGGCACGGTGGTACTGCGAGACAAGCAGGTTACTGTGCCTATTGGCAAGGAGTCGCGTTCCTACACGTGGTCCGTAACGTCTGCTAGTTGGTTGCCACTAACCGTGGCCGGCATCGAGTATGTCGGACAATACTTTAACCGCGCACAGCGCATCTAAGGAGAGCCTATGACTTGGTGGAACGGCATTGCCGGCGCCGCGTCTGAGCACATGGAAGGCAACGCTGTACGGGCCAACACCCGTGCAGAAAACCGTATCCGCCAAGCCAACGCCTCAGCAAGTAACCGTGTGCGGAGGGCCAGCAATGCGCTGGCTTCCGCCCGCGGCAACCTCGCCCGCTACATGCTTTCGGTGAACAACCAAGAGAGCATGCAAGCTGCTGGCAAGGCACAAGACGAGAACACGCGGGCTGGTATTAAGGCCCAAGAACAGCTGTCGCGTAAGGGCTTGTTCGATCAAGTTGCCTACGCAGAGCAAAGCGGTAGGGCGTTTGCCCAACAAGGTGCCCTCGGCGTGCGAGGGTCGGTAGTGGACAACGTTAACGCTGCCACGGCATTGCGCGCCGCTATCGTAGCGGAAGGCGTAGCACAGCAGAAGGTTGATGTTTCGTATGGCATCGCCCTGCGTGCCCAGACCATTGCATCACAGATGACTCGCTCCCTTGATGGCAGCGTTATTCTGGACAACATGGACTACAACGAGGATGTTGCCCTGGTGCGTCAAGAGTACAGCAACTTCCAGAACGCCCTGCGAGGCTTCGCAAAAGGTATGGGCCAAGGTGCTAACTTGTTCGACGGACAGAACGCTGGCTCCCCGCAGCAGTACAAAGTTACTCAGCAGGACTACGATGACTTGCGAGTGCGGCAACGTGCGTCTAGCTACACGGAGCCTACCGACTACGGCTTTAGCCGTGACACGCAGCTTGGCAGCGGCGGCAGCGACACCTTTGGTATCGTGGCTACTGAGCAAAGCAATCCCTACGCCATCGACTATGGTGGTAAGGTGAAGTTCAATCTCAACGTTGACTCTAACTTCGGAGGGCTCTGATGGAGCAAGACAACACTCTCGGCGCCCCAACTGAAGGCTTGGGGCAGACGCCTACCTTCGTCCCGCAGGTAGACGCAGCGCCGTCTATTGGCGGGGCCGGTGACCCTGGGCGCAGCCGCGCTCAGGTTCTCGGTGGCTTTGGTCCTGCCGTGCGCCCAGCGCAGTTCATGCCCTCGGAAACGGGCAGCCCCACGGCACAGTTCATTGCTAAGACGCTGGCCCGCACCGGCGAAGCGTACAGCAAGGATGCCCAAACCCGCAACTTCCTGACCGGCGTGCAGCGCGCTATGGCTGGCGAAGCAGTGGAAGACATTGCTGCCGACCAGCCTTGGTACTCCCGCATCTTCGGGGAAGCTGATGTTGTGGCCGGCGCTCGGGCATACAAGCAAGAGGCTAACGTGCAAAACCTGTTCGCAGGCTTTGAACGTGAGATGCCCAACCTCCGCCAGCTGTCTGTCGAAGACGCTAACAAGTTCTACTCGGAGCGCCTGCAAGCATCCATGACCGGGCACACCGCTACGGATGCAGCCATCGCATCGTCGTTCATGCGCTCTCTTCCGATGTTCGAGAAGACCCGTGTTAAGGAGCAGTATGCTTTCATGCAACAAACCGCTGCCGCTGCGCAGTCCGAAGCCGTGCTATCTGCTGCTGCCCGTGTGCAAACCGCAGCAGAGTCCTGGCAACGTGGCACTATGGCCACAGAAGACTACCTCACCGTCGAGGCAGAAGTTGCCGACATTGCTACAGGCGCCCAAGGACAACCGCTAGAAAGCTGGCAAACCCAGCGCCTGCAAGACTTCAAGTTCTTGGCAGAAAGCGGGCAGTTCCACGCGCTCAACAGCTTCGAGAAGCTGGGCATTGTCCAGAACCTAACGGCCGCCCAACAAGCGGAGTACACCCGAGTACGGGAAGCCAACGAAGCGCAGCATCGAGTGCGTCTGGGTAAGGACTACATTGGTGCGCTGTACTCGTTGAAGAACGATGCCGAGCGCCCGCAGGAAGGCTGGGGCGTAGAGGAAACTATCGCCAAAGCAGAAGCCATCAACACCAGCTACAAACTGCGGTTCGGTGTTAAGGGCGATCTGATCCCGCCGGAACTGGTGGCGTCTTACGGGGAGCGCACCCAACAGGCCATCGACGCCGTTAAGGCGCACAATGCCGATGTGCTGGCCAGAACCACGAAAGCACGGACAGACGGGCTTGACGAGGCCGCTGCCCGCCAAGTAGCGTTGGCAGGTATCTCGGAGTTGCTTGTTACCGGTAATCTGAACAAGGCGCGGCTTGCGGCCAGTCAGATCAAAGGCGTCGCTTCGGATGACGTTGACATGCTCCAGCTAGAAATAGCCAAAGGCGTGTTGGCTGACCCAACCTCTAAGGAGGCAGTCCGCGGCTTTGACATGATTGCAAATATCGGAACGTCCGATCAAACGATTGCTCCGAGCCTTCGGGAATCTTTGGTGCGTGTTGCCAACGCCAGTGTTGTTGAGGGCAAGCCGACACCGGCCTTTGACGTTGCGTATGCGCAATGGCGCGGGATCAATTCTCGTAGTCCTGTGGCCGCAGCCAAAGTTTACGGGGACTTGCATGACCGATTCAAGCGGTACTCAATGCTGGCTCCTGACGGTATGGCTGGCAGCAAGGGTGTTACCGCCGCTTTCGATTCGTCATTCGGTGTTAACTCCAAGGCCAAACCTCGCTCCTTCTCTAAGGAAGAAACCAGCGCGTGGTTGGGTGCTGCTATCAGCAACCTGACTTTCTGGAACCCGGCGCAGTACGACCTGCGCCCGAGTCAGAAAGAACACTTGCAGCGCGTGCTGGAACCCTTTGCCGCAGCCCACACAGCCACGGTGAACATGGTAGAGCTAGGCGACTTGGCGTTGGCTAGCGCGCGGGCTTCGGGGCTACAAGTCTATGGTGGGTACGCTTGGATGGCGAATAACCCTAACGAGGGGACGTTCCGCAGCCGTGTGCAAGGTGTGCGCAAAGACGTTACCATCCCCGAAGGGACGGAGTTTGACCAGTACCTTGCCGACTTCATCGCAGACCGTGCGAAGTCTGTAGGTTCGGAACGTGATCCGCTAATCGTGGACTACGGAGACTATCTGGTACTGACTAGCGTTGACAAGAACAACCGCCCTGTCGAAGTGCGTATGGCTGTCCCCGAGATTGCCAACGTAGTGGCTACCAAAGTTCTGGCGCAACGAGAGAAAGCTCGGCCAGAGGCGTACCGGAAGATAAAGGAAAACAGGAAGAACGCTATGCGTAACCTTCCAGGCACAACCAAGTAAGGAAACTATGAACATCGACGACCTCAAGAAACTGGCCCCTGCTGACGCCATCAAGAAAGCAGCAGAGTACGCTGGCGTGCCCCCGTCGGTGTTGGATGGTATTTGGCGCGTGGAGTCTGGGCGGGGCACGAATAAGGGCCCATCCCGCGCCGGTGCTGTGGGCGATTTCCAGATCATGCCCGCAACGCAGCAACTACTGGAGAAGAAGCTCGGACGCAAGTTCGATGCCTCCAACTTCTACGACAGTCTGGTTATGTCCGCTGAACACATCAAGGACGATCTGGCCCGTGAAGGCAACATCGCGGACGCTCTGCGGGCATACAACGCAGGCCCAGACCGCAAGCGTTGGAACAACCCCGAGACGCAAGCCTACGCCAGTAAGGTGCTGGCTACTGATGTGCCGGAGTACACGCCCGGCTTGCAGGCTGATGACGGCAAGATGCCGGCCAAGTTGGAACGAAAGGGGGACGGTAGCGGCATGCCTAAGACGGCAGCTGCGGCTACCGCCATCGGGTTTCTGCGGTCTGTTTCTGGCCCTGGCCAAGCGCCGGGAGAGTTTGAAGCACAGGCAGTAAAGGATCAGGCTACCGCACAGGCAGCCGAAAAGGAGCGCCAAGAAACGGGCTTCCTCGACACTAGCCGTGAAATCTTCCAGAGTTCCGGGCTTAGCGCGGCCATCATGACTCTGCTGACCCGCGAGAGCAACCCGCCTACCCCAGGCTTCAAAGTGCCTGAAGAAAAGCTGGTGGGCCTTACGGTCGATCAGGCGGCTCATGTACTGTCTGCAACTAACGAGAAAGACATGGAGCGCTACCTGTTCGAGGTAGACGCCGAGAAGGAAAGCATGCGGCGGGCGGGTCTTAACGGGCCGTGGTTTGCCCTGGCTGCTGGCGTGTTTGCTGGCTTGCCGGAGGCAGTGGTTACTGGTGCGGGAGTTGCCCGTACTATGTCCTTGGCCGGTTACGGTAGCCGCATGGCAGCCGCGGCGGGCAACACCCAGCGCGCCGTGGCACTGTCTGCGGTGGAGAACGTTGGCGGTAACATCCTGACCACCGCGCTGGAAGACGCCTTGACGCACCGAGTGTCTGTTATGGACTACGCATTTGCTGCCGGTGCCGGTACGCTGGCGTTCGGACTGGACGCGCCGTTCAAGTTGCGGGACGCTGCGACCGCCCTGGAGGTCCGTACCCGTGCAGCTGCCATCGAGCGCCAAGTTGCTATGGCCCGCCAAGCGGAAGCTAACCTGGGCCCTGCGGCAACGCCTGAGCAGCTGCGCGCTGAGATTAGCCGGCTAGAATCCGAAGAGATCGCAGGTCAAATCAATACGTCTACTGCCCCTGTGGACTCAAGCCGTAGGCTCCTGAGTGAAGACGTTAACGCAGCACTGAGCGGGGAAATCGAAGTGGTGTCCCGCAAGTCGGCGGTTGATGGTATCTCCGACGACACCGCGCCAGAAATGCTGCCGGGCGGCTACGGTGTTCTTGACCTCGACCGTGAACGGCTTATTCGCTGGGACGGTGAGCAGGTTCGTGTAGACGATAAGTTGAAGTACCTGGGCTTCGATCCTGACGAGGTACGCGCCGGGGTTCCCGGTATTCGTACTACGGTGGACATTCCCAAGGAGTTCGTAGATACCGCCGGCTGGTTGCAACGCACGTTCGGCAAGGACATGCAAATCCTACTGACCCGGACTGACTCCAAGGATGTGGGAATCTACGGGTCTGCTACGCCCCTGGGCAAGGGCACGGTTTTGGTGAAGCTAGACGTTAACCAACCCCGCGCAATGCAGACGCTGCTACACGAAATCGGGCACGCTGTGATGATGACTCAGTGGGGCAAGGTGGCAGACCGCATGGGCGCACGCTTGGAGAGCTTCCTTAAGGAGTTCCGGGAACTGTACGTTGCAGGCGACCCGAAGAAGGCTGCCCTTATGCGCGGCGCAGTGTCCTCGCCCTACACTCCCCAAGTGGTATGGAATCCCGCAGCTGACAAGGCAGGCACCACGATGTTTGACATCATGCGCGGTGCGTTTGACCAGCTTGGTAACAAGGTCACACCGACTCTGCGCAGAGTCGAGAAATCTGCCCGCACGTATACGCCCAACGCCGATGAAATGCTGGCCGAGGGATTTGCCAAGTACATCGAAGCCTCCGTTAGCGGTAACAACAAGAAGTGGGCCCCAGTGGCCATGCCTGCCCCACTGGTAGACTTTGTGAACCGTATGTTCAAGATGGTTAAGTCGATCTACGACTACGCCATGAAGAACGATTTGATCGCCCCTGACACGCGACTGGTGGAAATCTTTGAGGCTATCCGAAAGGTTAACCGTGCGGAGGAAACTAAGCAAGCCCGTGTTGCTGCTGGCTTGGCCCCAGACCGAGATATTGAGGTTGTGACGAGAGAGGCACAAGCTACCGGCTTTGACGAATCTCGGTATGGTATCAACCTGATGCCAGAAGCAACGCCGATGCAGCGGGCAGAGAAGAAGGCGATGATTGAACTCTACGAGCGTGCAAGTAACGCTGACGCCCCGTGGAACAACATCGACCCGAAGTTTGTCAGTAGCCTCACCGACAACAACTTGGTGCAGCTGGGGTCTACCGGCCTACTGCTGCTGAAGTCGCAGAACCCTGTGGCCCGCATGATCGCCCACGAACTGCTGGAAAGCACTACTGGCGCTACCGGTCGTCACAGCACCGCTGCACTGGCCAAGCACTTGGTTGAGCGCAAGCTGATGGGCAACATCGTCAACGAGTTGCAGGACAACTTTGGTCAGTGGGCAACTGCTGCCGGGTACAGTCTGCATGAGCGTTGGCTAAAGCCTGAAGCGTGGGACCGGTTTAACGTAGCCGTAGCCGAGCACATCGAGTCTATTCGCACCGGCCGCCAGCCTAGCGACAACGTGCATATTCAGAACGCCGCACTGCGCATGCAGGGCGTCTGGGAGCGCATGCGCCATGCTCAGATCAACGCCAAGACCCTGGGCTATGCAGCCCTGCCGGAAACGTCCGCTGGCTACATGCCGCACCGCATGAGCCCTGCCAAGCTGCGTAACCTGACGCAGCCGCAAGAGCAGGCCATCCACAGTGCGCTAGTGGACCAGTTCGTGACGGTAGAGGGCTGGGACCTTAGCTTCAGTGCTAACCTTGCATCCAAGTACCTGGACGCTATTCGCACCCGTGCAAACGGTGGTTACAACGCCCCGCTTGGGGCGCAGGACACCGGCGCTGCTGAGCTTATCCGCAGGGCTCTGGAAGACATGGGAATGTCGGAGGACGAAGTGGCCGCGCAGATGAACCGCTACACAAAGGGTGGCGCAAGCCATACCAAGAAGCGGCTCAACTTGGACCTGCTCAAGGAGTACAACGACGGCGCTGGCGGCACATTCCGCTTGCTGGACCTGTACGAAACCGATCAGCTGGGCCTTGTCCGTCAGCAGGTTGGTCGGGTTAGCGGGGAAGTCGCCTTGGCGCGTCACGGTATCATGGGCCGACCCGGCCTGAAGGTGCTACGCAAGGCGCTCGACTTCGGTGACACTAACGGCAAGGTGCAGCCCAAAGAAGTGGGGGCGTTCGACCAAGTGGCTGCCGAGTTCCTGGGCGACCCGTTCGGCCAAGCTAACAAGGCGATGGACCGGCTGCAACAGCTTAACTCCCTGGCACGGCTGGGTGGTATGGGCATTACGCAGTTTGCCGAGTACATCAACATGGCAATGCACGTTGGGGCGTGGCGCACGCTATCCTCAATCGGTGACGCTATGCGGCTGCGTAAGGAGGTCAAGGCGCTGGCTAAAGGGCAGGCTGTAGACAACCCCATCCTCAACAGTCTGGAGTTTATGGGCGGCGCCGAGTTCGGTACCGATGCGTACAAGATGGTCTTCCCGTTTGACCGTCCGGACTTGCAGTATCAGATCAACACCGGCGACACGATCACGGTGTTTGACCGCCTGCTGCGGGGTGGTAGCCACCTGCAAGGCAAGCTCTCGTTCTGGCGCACTATCCACAGTGTCCAGCAACGCGGGGCCGCTGAGCAGATTGTGCATAAGGCGTTGCGCTACATCCGTGACGGTGCGGAGAGCAAGGCCCTGGACGACATGGGGATCAATGAGGCGCTGCGTAACCGCATCCAGATGCAGCTTGACACGGCAGCCACCTGGGAAGGTGGTAGGCTCGCCAGTTTCGACGTTACTAAGCTGGACCCCGCCGATGGGCGTGCCTTCATCGAGGCCGTTCATCGCGGCAGTGCTCAGATGATTCAGGGCACCTTCATCGGTGAGACTGGCAAGTGGGCACATGACGGTTGGCTGCGGCTACTGTCGCAGTTCCGCACGTTTAGCATCACTGCGGTTGAGAAGCAATGGGGCCGCCAGCGTGCCAGCCGTGGCATCTACACGGCTCTGGCCATGACGCTGGGCGCTATGAGCATTGCTATCCCGATCCACTTGGCGCGGGTGTATGCCATGAGCGCCGGTCGCCCTGACCGCGAAGAGTACATCAAGAAGCAGACTGAGTGGGACGTTCTGGGCCGTGCGTCCATGAACTACATCGCTACGTCTGGTCTGGCTGGTGACTTTATCGACGCCCTCTCTGCCGTCAGCGGCGTAGGGGCTCCGCAAGGTGGCCGCAATAGTGGTGGCCAAGAGTTCGTGGGTAGCGTAGTGCTTCCGGCTGCTGGGCTGGTCGATGACGTTTGGAAGGGTGTGCAAAACACCCGTGACGGCACTGATCCGCACCAGCTGCTGAAGGCTATGCCCTTCTCCAACCTGCCTATGTTCAAGGTACTCATAAACCACATGGCCGACTGAGTATCAGTACCGGTATAACAGCCTGCAAGCCAGGCAAGGAACAACATGACTTATCTGACCAAAGTGCAGTACCTCCACGCTGGGGGTACTGTTACCTATCCGTTCAACTTTGTTGGCGGGTATCTCGACCCGGCTCACATCAAGGTTGACGTAGAGGTTGCAGGCAACGTTACCACCAGCACGGCCACCCTGGCCAGTGCTGGGTCGGTATCCGTGACGGCTGTAGCCGGCGCTATCGTAACCGTGCGGCGAGAAACGCCCAAGGTTACCCTCACCAAGTTTCTTGAAGACACCAACTACGACGAGAAAGCCCTAGACACAGCGGCTCGACAGGCCCTGCTGTTCTGCGGCGAAGTCTTCGACCAGCTGCAAGATATTGTGGCACCCTCGGGGTTTGCAGAGCTTGTTGGCGGCAACAGCTTCCAAGGCAACCAGAGCGTTGGGACGGTTACCCTTACAGACGCTGCGCAGATCGACATTGACGCAGCCTTGTCCAACAACTTCCAGGTAACGCTGGAAGGAAACCGCCTGCTGAACAATCCCGACAACCGCCGGGATGGCATGGTCATTAACATCTTCATCAAGCAGGGTGTCGGTGGTGGCAAATCTCTGACCTACAGCGGTAAGTACAAGTGGCCGGGCGGCGTGCCCCCTGCACTGAGTACGGACGCTGGCGCAGTGGACTTGCTGGTTGCACAGTACAACTACGACCTCGACATTTGGGCATGCAGCCTGCTTAAGGACTTCCGCTAATGTGGTGGCTTGGTCCAGCTATTCGAGGTAGCAGCGGGCCAGCCTGCCCGCCCTTCTCTGTGGAAGTAGGCACAGCTTTACCCGACCTGTGGTACCGCCTAGCGTCAGACGCTAACTCCGGTAGTGCTGCCGGTGTAGCCGCGGTGTCCAACGTTACCCTAAACCTGACCGGTGCCGGTGCAGTCCCCGGTGGGCGCGCTGGTGCATTTGGCGGTGCAAGTAACCCAGGGCGGGTAGTGGGCAGCACTACGAACTACGTGGACGCCTGCACTGTTGCTGTGCTCGTAACGCCAGAGGCGTCAGGGCACGGGACGGATGGCCTGTGTCATCTGGCCATCAAGGGTAACTACCCGGCCAGTACGCCAACCGACTTCCCGTTGGTGCTGGCATACATTCCAGCCACTCGCCGCGTAGAGTTCCGCATTAGTCCTGGCACGACGTTCTTCACGTTCACCACGCTGCAAACGCAACCGCTCACATCGGGCACAACGTACATGATCCATGCGACGTACAACGCCCAAGGGCAGTGTGCGCTGTACGTTAACGGCGAACTGGTGGCCTCGACGTTCATCACGTTCAGCGTTCCGACAACCGGGTTCCCGTGGTCGTTTGGCCACCCGACCCTAAATGGTGTCGCCGCCAGCACTACGGCGTTCAATGGTCGCCTTAGCGAATTGGCTGTGTACCCGAGAGCGCTGACTCCCACAGAAGTTGCCCTGCAAGGCTACGCTGCCCGCGGGCAGTGCTACTTTGCAACGCCTGATCCGCTGCTCAATTACCGTACACTGTTCTTGCAGTTTGACGGTAGTAACAACAGCAGCGTGTTTGTGGACAGTGGGCCACTTAACCTGCCAATAACTGCGGCGCCATTTAACGCCCCGCCTGTACAGCAGCATCACCCCAAGGTGTTCGGTGTTGGCTCTCTCCGTAAGGAGAACGGGCCGTCAGTCCTGAACATTCCAGACAACCCGGCAATGCGCT